ATGGTTGCAATGAACAAAATTGAACTTGATCGTATGAAATTCCAAAATGATGCACAGATCAGACAGGCCAAGGCCCAGCATCAGATGCAATTACAGGACAAGAAAACAGCACAGAGGCTGATGATTGATCGTGTAAAAATGGCCCAAAAGTATGGGTCGATCCAACCATAAATAATATGAGCGAAGCATGGACACGCAAAGAAGGTAAGAACCCCAAGGGTGGCCTTAACGCAAAGGGAAGGGCATCCTACAACAAGGCACATGGTGGCAACCTTAAAGCCCCTGCACCGAATCCTAAAACATCCAAGGATGCCGCAAGGAAGAAATCATTCTGTGCTAGGATGAAAGGGATGAAGAGCAAGTTGACCAGCGAGGCAACAAAGCGAGATCCCAATAGCAGGATTAACAAGTCCCTTCGGGCTTGGAAATGTCGGTAAACCTAAAACAAAACTGAAATACAATGAAATCCACTAGCTTCGATGCTGGTCGGGAAGAAATGCGGGAGCAGTTAGTGGCTCTCATCTATCACAACTATTGCCATCAAGTGACTTTCCACGGAAAAGATAGTGAGCAAGCGTTGATTCTCAAGAACCTAATTAAAGACATCAGACACGATCAAGCGGAAGAATATGAGCAAGTGCCTAGTAATTGACCACGGAATTTTCACCAGCTTCGCAAAGAGGCTGGGAGAGATGCACGAGGTTTATTACTTCGTTCCCTACGCTGACCGCTCGTTTCCAAAGCATGGCCCAGCTATGGTTGGGGATGGCATTGAAGGCGTGGAGCGGGTCGAGGATATGTGGAGGCTCGTGGATGAAGTTGACTTCATTGTGTTCCCAGATGTGGGATTCTACCAGTTGCAGGAATGGCTACGCTCCAGAGGCTACAAGGTCTGGGGGGCTGGTCTAGGAGAGAAGCTGGAAGTCCAGAGGTGGAGGGCCAAGGAAACCATGAAATCCTTGGGGCTTCCTGTGGGCAAGTGTGAGCTTGTTACCGGGATGAGCAACCTTCGATCTTATCTTGAGGATAACGAGGATGTCTATGTGAAGATAAGCGGCTTCCGTGGACTAGCCGAAACCTTCCATTCCAAAAATTGGAAGACAGCAGAGCCTCGCATGAACGAGCTTTGGGATCACCTTGGTGGAGCCTGTGAGGTGTTTCCGTTTGTTGTAGAGCATAAGGTGGAGAGTGTTGTGGAAGCTGGTTATGACGGCTTCTGCATTGATGGCAAGTTCCCATCTACTTGCCTTACAGGGGTTGAGATTAAGGACAAGGGCTACCTTGGTGCTATCCGTGATTACTCAAAGCTGTCAGATCCAGTTAGGATTGTTAACGAGAAGTTGGCTCCGTTTCTAGCTGAAGCTGAATATCGCCAGTGGTTCTCCACGGAAATCCGAGTTACGGAGGATAACACGCCTTATCTCATTGACCTCACTACCCGCTGTCCAGCCCCTCCATCTGCCCTGTATTGGGAGATGATTGATAATGTGGCGGACATTGTGGAGGGTGGAGCTAATGGTGATCTGGTTGAGCCAGAGTGGAGATATAAGTATGGTGCGTTAGCCGTCATCACTTCTGACTTTGCCGCAGAACGCTGGTGCCCAGTTAGCAACGATCCAGAAGTGGATCAGTGGATTAAGTGGCGTAACTACGCAAACATTGAAGGCCAAGGCTATATCATCCCCACAGATGGAGTTAAGATGATTGAGATTGGGGATTGCATCGGCGTTGGCGGCACTATGGAAGAAGCAATTAATGCTTGCAAAGATCACGCCGAATCTGTAGATGGATTTAATGTGGTGGTTAATACGGACTCTCTTATTGATGGTCTTGATGAAATCACTAAAGCTGAAGAGCATGGGATAATCTTCAGTGATGAAAAGCTCCCAAAGAAAAAAGACTTAATTAAATGACATACGAAGAGTGGAGGCATGATGTAAGTCTTGCCTCGCAGTTAAAGGAGGCACTTGCCTTGCCTGTTATCCAGAAAGCATTATCCGTTGTGGATTCGCTTACTGCCGCTAAAGCCCTTGGAAGCACTAACGCTATCCTGCAAGTGGCATCCAATAGCCATGTGCTGTTTGGTTATGATGCTGGACGAGCCAGTATTGTCTCTGACCTCCATAACCTTGCAGTTGTCCCAGAAGAAGTTAACGAAATCCCGCCATCCTATATTGGAGAGTTTTAATTTATGTCAGACCCAAACCTAAACACGACTGCACCCGCAGAACCAAACATCGGAAACACGCCACCCCCAGTGGACGAAAGTTGGGAGAGCCAAATCTCCCGCCAACTAAAGAGCAAGCCCAAGATTGAGAGGACAGACCTAAAGAGCTTGGAGAGTCTGCCAGAGATGGCTGTCCCTGTTCCAGATGGCATGGACGAGGTGTCCACGCAGGAGAGCGAAGACTTCCTCAAGCAGATGGAGGGAGGTTCCACGGAATCCAAGGCCGAATCCAAGAAGGAGGTTAAGGCCGAGGAGACAAAGCCAGAGAACAGTTTTGACATCTCGGACATTGATCTGTCCAAAGACCCAGAGCCTGTTGCCGAGAAGAAGAAGAAGTCCAAGGAAGACAACATCGCAGAGCTTCGCAAGAAAGCGGAGAGCTACGAGGAGACTCTTAAATCCAAAGATACGGAAGTCCAGACCTATCGGGAGAAGCTAGAGAAACTGGAAGCGGAACTGGAACGAACCGCATTTGAGCGTTCCCCTAAATTCAAGGAAAAATATGAAGCACCATACAAAGCAAGCATTGAACAAGCGGCGGCATTCGCCCAAGAGATTGCAGACGATCCAACCATTGCGGAGAAAGCCCTCTCGCTCAAAGGCAAAGAGCGGATTGAGTTCATCGACGAGAGCTTCGGCGGTGGAGCGGCTTCGGCCCAGTTCCTTCAGCTTGTCAACGATGCTGACAGCAAGCGGGGAAGTCTGGAAGGAGCTTTGGCAGATTATCGGAACACTGCCGTTGAAATTCAGCAAGCAGAAACCCAGTCCCAAGTCCAAACAGCGGAAACGATAAACAAAAACTTTGACCGCATGAAGGCTCACCTTGCCAATAAGAGTGAGTTCTTCCGTGAGGTGGAAGGGGACGATGACCACAATAAGGCCGTGAGTGCAAGAGTTGAGGCCGCTCGTGCAATCATCCACGGCAACGCCAGCCAAAATGAAATGGTTGTCGCCCCCTTCCTTGCGGTGATCGCAAAGGAGGCAGTTGCAGAGAACGAGAAGCTGAAGGCCGAGCTTGCCAAATACAAGAGCAGGGCGGCGGCTGATGCCGCAGTCCAGCCTCGTATCACAAAAGGAAGCTCGTCTGACGATGAGGGAGAAACTAGAGGAAAGCCGAAATCGGCACTTGACTCCATCCGCTCACAACTGCGAAGCTACTAATTCAGCGTGGGAAAAACGGAAGCCCCTCTCTCCTGCAAGTGCAGATAGGGAGGGGTTTCTTATTTTATGAAGCTACAGACATACGGCCTAGATTTCAGTAAGCACCCAGCCATAACGCAACTGGAGATAGAGTTGCTGATGGTTGCTGATCAAGACCCATCACGCATCACCGGGATTAGCCGGGGGCAACACATTAAGCATTGTATCTCCATGCTCTGGCCCGATGTGATTAAGTCATGGAATGACTGGAACGAACTGGCTCTATGGGCTTGGACAAACTACGACGAGATCGGGGTTACTGGCTGTGCCGCCGCTGGCAAGACCTTCACATTCACTCTCCTGTCCCTTGTTGAATACTTGGCTAGGCCGATGGGGACTCGTGTGGCCCTAACCAGCACAACTGTTCCATCCCTGCGTGGGCGTATCTGGGCCGAAATGATGAGGTTTGTGAGGCCATGCGTCCCGCTCTTTGGGCTTAATGTGGTGGACTCCCAGACCAAGATCCAGTTTAAGAAGGGCGACGATAGGAGTGCCATCATAGCACTGGCAGTAGATAGCGGGGCCGTGGAGCAGGCCGTTGGCAAATTGCAGGGCGTTCACTTGCCAAGGGTTTGCATCATGGCTGACGAAGCCGCCCAGACAAATCCAGCTATCTTCTCGGCTAGGGCCAACTTGCAAGTGGGAACGGATTTCTATCACTTTATCGCTATTGCCAACGCATCATCCATGTTCGACCCTCACGGCCTGTTCTGTGAGCCAAAGATGGGCTGGGGAAGCATTGGTGATGATGATGAGCATTGGGAAACCAAGAGCGGAATCTGCGTGAGGTTTGATGGGCTAAAGTCTCCCAACATCAAGGCTGGCAGGGTTATCTATCCTTATCTCTTCTCACAGGAGAATGTTGACATCATCAAAAAGAACTACGGAGAGGGTAGCTTGGAGTGGAATAGCTATTGCAGGGGAATGTGGAGCAAGAGCGGGGCGAGGAATACCATCCTAGACTCCGCAATGATCACGGAAGGAAAGGCCAGAGAGGGCGTTATATGGGCTGGTGGTGGCATTAAGACCATTGCTGGGCTTGATCCCGCATTCACTACGCAAGGAGACGATTGTATCTTGAGGTTTGCAAAGGTGGGCAAGGCCGCTGACGGAGACATCACGATGCTCCTCACCGATACCATCCGTCTTAATCTCATGGATGATCCGAACTACCCGCTGTTCTATCAAGTCGCAGACCAGACGATTAACGAGCTTGAGAAGCGTGGAGTTCAGCCAGAAGACTTTGCACTGGACTCAACTGGTGCTGGTGCTGGTATAGCCGACATCATCTCCCAGAGATGGCAGGGTGGCTTTACTAGGGTGAGCTTTGGAGGGGCATCTACAGACGCTCCAGTAAGCGTTGAGGACACAAGGCCAGCCAAGCAAGTCTATGCCAATCGGGTGACTCAACTATGGGGGCAGATCAAGGTTGTCGTTATGGGAGGAAGACTCCGAGGCATGGATGATCAAACTGCAAGAGAGCTTTGTGCCAGGATTTACTCGCTAAAAAATGAGAAGATTCTTCTTGAGAGCAAGAAGGAGTTAAAGCGGAGAACCAAGGGAAACTCGCCAGATAGGGCCGATGCCCTTGCGTTGCTTGTGGAGTTGTTTGTATCACAAAACGGCCTTGGAGAAGCCACTGGAAGTCAAGAACAAAATAATGACAACTGGGATGAATTTGTTATGGACAACGATATGGAATCTGACTATCGGTAGTCGCATGGAAAAAACAAAACTGGTGCGTAATGCACCTCATCAAAAATACCATCTAGCTGATGGAACCCAAGTGCCGGGGGGTAGCACTATCTGCAAGATCGGAGACGATCCATCTGCCCTAATCCACTGGGCGTGGAACCTCGGATCACAAGGCAAGGACTATCGCAAGGAGCGAGATAAGGCCGCTGACATTGGAACCATCGCTCACTTCATGATTGAGTGTATGCTTAATGGTAATGTGGCTGATCTCTCCGATTACGACGAGGCTGACATAGCCAAGGCTTTAGTCTGCTACACCAAGTTCCTCGACTGGTGGGAGCTTCAGAACCTCAAGGTGGTAGCTACGGAGATCCAGTTAGTTAATGAGGAGTTCCGCTATGGAGGCACGATTGACCTCATTGCAGTTAATGATGGCGGCGATCATGTGCTTCTTGACTTCAAAACTTCCAAGAAAATCAGCGATGGCTATTGGAGGCAATGTGCTGGGTACTCTGCTTTGTGGAACTGCAATCAAGAAGAATATGGGAAATGGATAGTTATTGATCCTGCAGGAGTTTTGAAAATCAAAGAAGCAGGGCATAAACAGATTCAATCCGTTGCCATCGTGCGTATCGGCAAGGAGGAGGAAGGTGACTTTGAAGTGGTATGGAAGGAGGATCTTTCCAAGGAGTGGTTTGTGTTCCAGAAGCAAGTTGACCTTTACTGGGCCTTGCAAGCCGCAAAGCCAGAGCCAAAGCGTAAGAAGAAGGCATGAACCTTCCATCCTCACAAGATGCAGAGAGGGCACTCCTCTCCTGCATCATGCAGAACCCATCCGTAATGGATGAGATTGCAGACCTTGCTTCCCCCAAGCTGTTCCATCACCCCTCGCATCGCAAGGTGTTTGAGGGGCTGGTGGAACTTTGGAAGGAGGGTAGCGACTGCGACCTTATCACCATCACCAACCACATGATGAACGCTGGCACTCTTGAGCTTTCTGGAGGGCCAGCTTTCGTGACGGAAATATTCACCTCATTTTCCGTTAGGTCAAACTGGAGGGAATACCTAGACATCCTACGCAATAAGCACACTGCAAGACTTTCGATCAGTGCCGCAGAGCGGATCATTGCCAGTGCAAACGATCCTGCACACGAAGGGGATTTGAGCGAGATCGTGCAGAAGGCTTTGGTTGCAGTAGCCGCCGATGCCGAGACAACGACCAAGATCCAGAGCATCAAGGAGGCCGCTGGCAACAGGCTTGATGAATACGAGAACATGGTCAAGAACAAGGGCAAGCTACTCGGTATCACTACAGGCTTTAGCCAGCTTGATGAGCTTACTGGAGGCTTCCGTGGAGGCCAGCTTGTGGTCATTGGTGCCCCTACCAAGGGCGGCAAGACCGCTATGGCACTCAACATGGCTATGAGAACGAGCGATGTTGGCGGCAATCCCACTGGAATCCTCTCACTGGAGATGAGTAGCGGAGAGCTTGTTGACAGGCTTGTAGCGTCTTATAGCGGGGCTGATGTGAGCCGCCTGTCCAAAGATCCCGACAAGGAGCTTATGGATAAGATCAGTCTTGGCGTGGCCCAGTTATCCAAGCTCAAGCTGTATATCCGAGATGAGTCGTCCATGAACTGCCTCCAGCTTCGTGCGGCAATCCGTAGGCTTGTAGCCGTTCACCAAGTCAAGCTTGTAGTCGTTGACTACATCCAGCTTCTGGAGCCTACAGACCGCAAGGACAGCCGTGAGCGTCAAGTGGCAGAGGCTTCCAGAACGCTCAAGATGCTTGCCAAGGAAATGAACATCACCATCGTTGCACTTACGCAACTCAATGCTGATGGAGCATCCAGAGAATCAAGGGCAATCGAACATGATTGCGATTTATTCTTGACAATCAACCAAGATCAAGAACGGCCCGAAGACTGGTATCTAAATATAAAGCTTGCAAGAGCCTGTCCAAGAGCTAGTATCCCTTTATCGTTCAAGTCGCAGTTCCTGCGGTTCGATGAGCGGTAATCAACAAAACAAAACAATGCCCGAATACGATAACACAAACAGCGGAGCCGCCTTCAAGGTGTTCAACGCTAATCCTAAAGCCCCTCAATACTCTGGCCCTCTCAATGTGGATGGCAAGGAGTTTGAGGTCAGTATCTGGGAGAAGACCAGTAAGGCTGGAAAGCCTTTCTTCTCCATCAAAGTTGGCCCTCCTCGCCCCAAGAAGGACTTCAAGAAGTCAAGCGAGGAAATCCCATTTTAGTTTCCAGTCGTAGTTGTTGACGATTGGGTGTGGGGAACCCCTCTCCGAGTTCATACGGAGGGGGGTTCTTTTTTTCTTGCATCGCCCCGAATTTCTGAAAGACTTTTCTCAAGCGGCACAACACCCGCCAACCACAATGAAAACACAACACATCGCACCGCTACTAAATCTAGCTCCCTTGTTCAAGGTGAGCATTGCACAAGCAAGACGACATGGGCTTGACGAGATCCGCATCTCCGTCCCTCGTGCCAAGGAAATCCTCCACGACATCGTTGTGGCAGGCAAGGCCATCAAGGAGAACAGATGAGCGTATTCGTTATTATCTGGGGCGGCTTGGGCTGTGCAATGGCCTATATGCTGGGCCTGCACTGCTATGGCCTCCATGTGAAGCAACAGCAACTCAAACAACTCGCTCGTCTCTTCCGAGATGATCGTGCCAACTTTGACTTGTATTTCTACAACATCGCAATCGACATCACCAAACAGGAGATCGCAAAACAAAATGCAGAATGACATCGACACCCTCAAGTGGGAGATCCGTGAATACCTCAACCAGATCCAAGAGCTTGTCAACACGCTCAAGCAGATCCAGACCCTCAACTCACTAGGCAAGACAAAGAAGATTGCCGACACCATAAACGAAGCACTATGCAAGCAGTCCTAAAGCATCGCACCCCCGACCAGTGGGCCGCTCACATTGAGCTATTGCCGAAGAAGATCCGCACCCAGATCGCCAAGATCGTATGGTGGGATTGGTTCGGCCCTCGCATCGTTTCAGATCGCTGGGATCACCTAGACAAGTATGTGAATCAGAATTGCAGAGAGCTTGAGGATCACGAGGTACTGGAGGGCCTAGAGCTTCTTGGATACACCGAGACGCAAGCCAGACAACGCCTCTATCCAGACGAGAGAATCAGCCAGAAAACACCAAACCAAAACAAAACAAATGAGTAACCTAATCGTGCCAGAAGAGTTTAAGGACAGAGCTTTAGTCCCCATGCAGTTCCCATTCCGAGCGGATGGTGATTGCATCCTAGATGCAGAAGGCCGTGAGGTGGCATCAATCTCTGCCGCCATCGCCATCAAGGAGAGCATCAATATAGCAAAGCTATTTGCCGCCGCTCCAGAGATGTTTGAGATTCTTGGCAGGGCTTATACCATTATCTTTATATTTGCCGCACAGCGGGAAGGATTCGACCACGGAAACGATGACGAGGATAAGACCGATTGTCCCCTTTGTCAGATGGAGGACATTCTGCGTAAGGTCAATAGCGGTATCCTGCCAGAATGAGCGATAACGGAACCCACAATGGAGTTCCTTTAAGGATTGAGGCCGACGAATCTGGGAGCCATGCTAATGAGCTACACTTATCCTATGTGATGAGGAAGGCCATTGATGGCTTCTGGAAGCGGAGGGGATTCGATAAGGAACCAGAACGCTTAACTACATTCATGCACGATAGGAGGAAGAAGAAATGAGATTTCACTGCTTGGGTATTCCCCACACAATTAGCAACGCTGACTACATAGCCTGTGCGTTCACGCAGAAGGTGGTTAAGTTCTGCGAGATGATGAAGGCCAGAGGCCACTACATAATTCACTACGGACATGACAGAAGCGAAGTGGTGGCTGATGAGATCGTCGGCACTACTAACGATGCCGTCCTAAAGGAAGCCTACGGCGACTACGATTGGCACAGCAATGTGTTTAAGTTCGCAATGGATGATCCTGCCTACAAGATGTTCTATGCCAGAACAAACGAGGAGATCGCTAAACGCAAGCAGTATGGCGACTTCCTCCTCTGCTTCTGGGGGCATGGACATCGCCCTGTAGCAGACGCTAACCCCGATATGATCGTCGTAGAGCCGGGGATCGGGTATCCCGGCGGCACATTCGCCCCATATAAGGTTTACGAATCGCAGTATATGCTAGGGGCCTTCCACGGAACCGAGGCCGTGGGAACGCCAGATAAGTTCAGCTGGTATGATGCCGTGATTCCTAACTACTTTGACACGAGGCAGTTCACTTTCAACGCAGACAAGGAGGACTACTTCCTATTCATTGGCAGGATAGGCCATCATAAGGGGTTGCATATCGCTATTGAAGTGACGCAAGCCATCGGAGCCAAGCTAAAAGTGGCGGGACAGGGAGACATAAAGGCTATGGGCTACACGGAAATACCTAGTCATGTGGAGTTCGTGGGCTACGCAGGAGTGGAAGAGAGGCGTAAGCTAATGGCAAACGCTAAAGGGCAATTCGTAGCCACCATGTATGGGGAGCCTTTCGGCGGAGTTCAGATTGAAGGTATGCTATCTGGCACTCCTATCATCTCTACTGACTGGGGTTGCTTCCAAGAGCTTAACCTCCACGGCGTAACAGGATACCGATGCCGCACCTTTGAGCAGTTTGTCTGGGCCGCAAAGAACATCCATACCATCGACCCCAAAAAGTGTAGGGCTTGGGCCGAAAACTTTAGCATGGAGAAAGTTGCCGCAATGTATGAGGAATACTTTACCAGCATATCCAACATTTATGGCAAGGCTGGATGGTATGAACTTAACGAATCACGAACAGAGTTAAGCTGGCTCTCACGCAACTACCCGCAATGATAACGAATATAATCATATTCCTAGCACTCATGTTGGCGTTCTGCCTTATCTTCATTGGGCTGTGCCTGCTACCGAAGGGCGACGACCCAGATCGCCCCGCATAATAATGGGATCGCCCTGCAAAGGCATCGCCCCGCATAATAAGGGGCGGGCGTGGATGTCCGAGTTGAGGTGGCACTAAAGCATCGAAAGGGCCGAGCGAAGCGAGGGACTATTTTTGCAACAAAAAAAAAGGGCCGGGAGGCGTAAGCCCCCCGACCCAGATTCTGTTATTGTCTGAAGTGATCGTTAACGCAAGTAGCCATTGCGACGAGCCAGAAGGCGATCAGCCATTCCAGAAGTCGTTTACGGCTGTTGCTCACTTGTAGTCTCCGATTCCGAGTTCGGAAGCGTCAACTGCGGCGATGGCATCCGCTTCAGTCATATGCTCCCGCTGTTCTGCGGCCTCGTGTGCGGATAGCCAAGTAGCACTGCTGTTACTGGCTGATCCGTAGTTGCTATACTGCCAAGCCCCGGCTGATGACGCAGGGTATTCCTTGCGTTTGCGGTGCGTTGACTTGTCCCAGCCTTTGCCGAGGCTTTGCGAGGCAAAACCAAGCTGGCGGGTTGTCGCCTGCTTGTGCTTCCAGTCGCTTAACTCTGGCTCTTTGCCACCTTCGGCAAACTCAAGCCAAGTCCAAGCGGCTAGTGGATAAGCAGTGACTCCACTGCAGTTCCATGCATCTGCGACGGCTTCGACAATCTCTGGCGTGGTGCCAAAGATCCAACGCTCTTTGCTAGTTATGCCAGCGTAGAGCCTTGCCCTGTCGTCAACGGCAACGATAAGCTTGCCTTGCGGGTTAAGTGCAAGGAAAGCGGCGTAACCGCTGATGTGTTCCAATTGCTCCTTACGCTTGAGCATTGGCGTGTTGTCAGCCATTGCGATAAGCAAGTGCTGGCTGTCGCAAGTTACTTTCTCGTGTGATTTGCACTTTGGGCCTTCCCAGTTGATCACGCCATTGTGGGCGAGTGTCCAACCGCTCCTGCGGAACGGATGCACATTCTCTAGGTTGATGCCGCAAGTGGCTGTTCTGCCGTGACCGATCATATGACGGTCTGGCTTGTAACTGCCCTCGTGGGCTGTGCGATAGGTGGTTGCGAAGGCTTCTGCCATCTTGCCAGCTCTGCGATATAGATTCGGAATCCCATTCATATCGTGGAACTCATGCGGGTCGAGGTATCGGGCACGAAGGCCAGTCGAACCAGCCTGTGCGTAGCCGAAGCCGTCACGCTCGGTTTTTCTGATCTGATCGTGAGCGGCTTGTAGTGCCGCATCTGCCATTGCTTTTGCAAGTGGATTATTCTTGCTTGATGTCCATCCGACTAATTTACACATAATGTTGTTTCCTTTATTGTTGTTAACCGACGATTGTTGTCCATGCCTTTGCAAGTCGTGCAAGGAATGGTTTTTTGCGAAGCCTGTAGGATTTTTCTTTAGCAACCCTGCGGCTTCTTACCCTGTTGTATTCAATTTGCTTCTGGTAGGTTTCTGGAGAGAGCCAGACCTCGTATGTCTTCCAGCCAGATTTCCGCTTTTTATGCTGAAGCCCCCAGTATCTGAATCCGTCTTCTCTGGTGTCTCCAGCTTTGTGTTTTCTCTGTTTCATAATACGACTGGGTTACGGCGACGAAAGCCACGGACTCGGATGCCTGTTGCTTCAAACTCTTGCCAGAGTAGGTTGCAGGCTTCCCTGTCTTTCTGTGGCGTTGATGCCGCTCTGCACTTTTTGCGGATTACACGCAATGCATATGCAAGAGCCTCTGGTGCGTTAACTGATGACCAGCGAACGAACTCGGGCCAAGCAATGCGGGTTGTCTCTTCTGCAAGTGGATAGCTGTTAAGGCTATCTACATCTTGCCATTCTGACCACTTGGCTATTGCCTGCATGATGTCACGGCGACCGATCCAGTCTTCGACTTTCTTGGAAGTGCCCCACAGACGCATCTCTACAGTGCCTGTTCTGTTCCAAGTGTTTGCAGATAAGGCTGTTGCCTTAACTGATTTTGCACGATTGAACGAGCAACAGACAGTATTCATCTGCGACCAGTGCCCGGAGCGGCGGCTGTATGGAACAAGCCAACGCATCCAAGTCAGGTTATAACGCAGTGCTGAATAGACGCTCTCGCCTATGGCTTCGTTTTTGCCGCAGTTAATGTGGATGTGACCACCATTGCGGGATTGACTGCCCAGTGTGCGAACCAGACCGCATACAATGCGAGTGAGTTCTGGACGGATGAGGAACTGCGTCTCTGCCTGCCCTCCGCCATCACGAGCGAAGTTCAGATGAGCCGAGTGCTTCCAATACTCATGGCGACTGCTTGCAGAGCTTTTGCCTTTGGCAAGCTTGCGGATGCGGAATGTATCCATGCTGGTTGCCTCAAGCTCACCAGAGCAAGTGTAGAGCGGCATTGACTCATAGAGCGGCTTCTCGACTTTAGTTATGATATTGCTGTCGATGTGAGCCTTTTCCAGCTTGTGTATGGCATAACCAATTTCTTTTCGTAGTTGCAGGTCTAATTCGCAACCGATATATATATTTGTGCGTTGAGTTACTTGCCGCCACACATCTTTGACCGAGTATTTGCGGAAGATTGCCCTAAACTTGCGGCGACCTAATGCCATGCGGTAAACTTTACGCATAGTCTCACGCTCAAGCTTTGTGGTTTCTTCAGTGTTAGTTGCGTTGGTATACCATTGCTTGCGGCGATAGATGTCGTGCAAGCGTTTGAATTGATCACGCTCTAGTATGTCTGACAGACCCGCATTGCGAGGGGATGTGCCCCAGTTGCGAGCCTGCATGATGGTAAGGCCAGCGGCATATAGCGAGCCTTGGGACTTAACGATGGCTTGGTAGTTCATAGTTAATGTTGTTGTTTGGGTGTGGTTGCGTTTACACGAAGAAGATAACTGCTTCGATGTAGACAATGAATGCAAATACCGCTGTGTATGCGGCTGTTTTTGCTATTGCTTTGCGGATTCCGCCAGCTTGGATTTTGGCGGTTTCCCATTTTTGCCATTTGGCATCTTGTGTTGTTTTCATACTGCGTTTGGTTCAGTTAGCGAGCGACCAACTCGGTTGTTGTGTGATGCTAAAGCGGAAAGCGTTAGCAAGTTGGTAGAAAAGAAGCTTTCCGCTCCCAGCGGGAGCGGAAAATTTTTTTTCTTAAAAAGAACTAACATTGAACTAACATCAATGCTAGGTTGTTGATTAATAATACCACTAAATAAATGTTAGTGTGGGTGAATACTGCTTTACGCCTTTCGGGGAAGGTAGAGTAGGCAAAGGCCTTTTCTGACTTTATCGCATCGGTCGTGTCTGGCGGGGCCGCTAATAACGAGCAAAAGCTGTTAAGCGAAAATCTAGGCCACTTGAAGTGTTCCGTGTTTGCTTACCTTTGCCGACATTCTGGGGTGTGCTAATACTGGTCAGAGTCAATCGGGTGGGGCAGGGCAAAACACATTAAACACTTCCTCACAATTCAATGGAGGCAGGAACGAGCGTGTCAGCTACCATACTTGTCCGAGCGGTTCACGCTCGCATCTGCGAAGTAGGGGGGTCTCCCTAAAGCCTCCCGGAGGAGACCCGGCGATGGTGGTCGCCGATCGGCTTGGCAGGCATGGCTAAACCCGCCCGAAAAATCGGGGAAGGGCGTCCGTACTGCGGCCGCTATCGTCAGAATCGGAGTTGCTCACCTTGGCTGGTCTCGAGGGTCTCCGATACAGTTAAGATAACAGATAACAGGTTGGCGTATACTAAAGAATTGTTACAATATCGTAACAATAAAAGAGCGTGTGCGAATGTAAGATGGCACACTATTAGATTCCTGCGAAGCCTTCCTGTGCCCCAGCACATGAGCAATGTTAGCTACAAAGTTGATCAATTAATTCAGCATATAACATACCTAACATCTGGACAGATCCAATCAACAACCATTATACCATTTGGATCATAACAGGATATACCATGCCGTTGTAGCCAATTAAGGAGGAGCCAAAGCGACGACGATAAGTGGCGTAACAACGAGCAGAATACCAACCTACAAATGAAAACAATAGTGGACAATTAGCCGAAGGCTACACTGTTTCTGGGGGCGTTGCGGGGGGAACCCCCGCTAGAAAGGGGAGAAGGAGACAGCTTTGCTGGCTCATTCGGGGGGAAAGACCTTTCCCCCAAATGAACTCGACACGATGTAACGCTCATGATATTAAGTTAAATAAGCATATGGCAAAAGCACTCACAATCGACAGAGAACAAGTACGAGCAACCTTTGTAGCTACCGGCAGTTTAAAAGAGACAGGGCAACTCCACGGCATAAAAGAAAGCACCATCAGACAATGGGCTAAACGCTACCAATGGGAGACTGCCACCAATGTGCAGAAGCTACGAGCAAAAGCGGATGCGATTGTGGCAATCAAAAGAGAGAATGGACATGGAGATGTAACGCCTGTGTCACACAGTGCTGACGCACTTAACCAACACTTGGAGAACTCCTCGCACACATTCAAGACGAACATGGCTGGTGCGTTAGCACGATCTAGCTCGGCTTTAGCCGAGATGGATGGATTGTCTGCATTGGACAACAGCAGGAGGATGGTTGATTTGGCTACCGCCGCAAGCAAGGTATTCCCAAGCATGGCTGATGAGGCTGGGTTGAGTGTGAATGTGTTGAGTTTTAGTTTGGACTCGTTTGTGGCGGCTGGAGCGTTGCCAGAGCGAGCTGGCTAGCCAGTGGAGGCTTACTGAAGTCCCAGTCCTTGTTTTGCCGGGAGGCAAAATAAGACGGCCAAGAGTAAGCTGGAACGAAGCTAGACTGCGGTCATAGCGAGCCGAGTCCTTTATGGACGAGGGTTCCGAGGATGATACTTCATCCGAGGAACATCAGCCGAGCGAAGCGAGGCTGGGGGGGTTAACTCTATGCGAGGGCATTAAGCCCGAAGCATACGAGGATGATACTTCATCCGAGCGTTGTCCGAGTTAGGGTGGAGCGTTGCGGTGAGGGCCTTGTGCCCGAACTACGCCGAGCGGAGCGAGGCGAGGATGTGGCTTTCAGAGTTGAGGTGGCATGGTGCTTGCCAGTGAGGGCTTTGTGCCCGAACAACCGCCGAGCGAAGCGAGGCGGGGGGAGTTAACTTTTAAGCATTCTTTTTGCGGGAATAACAGCTGACGGGCACCCCCTTGGGCCAAGGAAGGTTCATTCCTCTTTTTTTCCAAAAGTCCCCATACAATTTTTTCTAAAATCCAGTGTCACTTCTTCTTTGGTTTGACTATCTGTGCTTTCACTGCTCTTCCGTAGATCGTCTGCTCGGCTACGCTTTCAGGCAACTGTTGGACGAATATTTTGAGGCGTAGGGCGTATTCTGCGTTTAGGAGGCCAACGATGTCGGAGAACTCGGCTCCTTGCGAGGCGAGTTGGGTTGCTTTGGAGTAAAGTTTTTGTTGGTTTTTGAGGTAGAGTTCGTCTGATATGTTTAGGTTTGTAGCTTTTTTAGACATGATTGGAAGATGTGTTTATGGTGTAGACAGATTGTAGAACCCGCTGGCGAAAAGAAAAGAAGGAAAATCCCTAAAAAGGAAGAAAAGAAAACTGCATAAGAAGCCCTATGTTGATAGAGCTTCTTGATTCCCCTCGGCTAAAGAACGACCTATGGAGCCTTGTCTGGATTGGTTGACTGGGAGTAGAAGGAGCCAATGCGAAGATGGCTCTCATTATTAAAGCAGGACGGCGAGTACCCTGCTTCTTTCCTTCACCAGCGAGGCCCTGTTCGGAACTACCTCGGTGGCTACACCATCCAACAATCTTGTTGCTGGATTGGGGGAATCTAGGATATGGAGTGATGCGTGTCAATTGATATTTTTTATAGGAGCTATGCAGGGGATGCGGAGTGGCTGAAATACAGCTTGAAGTCTGTGGAGAAGTATTGTGATGGGTTTGGGGGAGTCCATGTGGCGATTCCTGCTTCTGACATGGGGACGATGCCCTCTGTGGGGGGAGAGGTGGTTCATTTGGTGGAGCAGAGACTGACTGGGTATTTGGATCAGCAAGTGACCAAGCTCCATGCCGATGAGTTTTGCAGGGGGGAGTATGTGCTTCATGTGGATAGTGACTGCGTGTTTTATCGGGATACTAGGCCAGAGGATTTCTTTCTTGATGGGAAGCCTGTTATTTTGCGTGAGGAGGGCGTGGAAAGCCCTTGGTTTGAGATTTCCGCTAGGTCGCTTGGGTGGAAGTGTGATGGCGAGTATATGAGGCGTTTACCGATTATTTATCCGAGGTGGATTTACAAGGCGTTTAGGATCTGGATGGAGGAGAAGCATGGATGTAAGGTGGGGGATTGGATTGGGAGACAGCCGGGGCATGAGTTTAGTGAGTTTAATACTTTGGGTCAGTGGGCATATAAGTTCCATAGGAGAGAGTTTACTTGGTTGCATCCGAAGGATTGGCCTGTGTATTGCAAGCAGTATTGGAGTTGGGGAGGCATAGGGGAGCATAGGGTAGAGATAGAGAAGATACTTGCAAAGTAGGGAGGGTGGTTTTAATAGGAGAGGATGCCAGCAACTAGAATCCCAGAAGATAACGAGGCTAACTTTGTGATGGCCCAGTTAAGGGCGATAGCTGGAGAGCATTTTGATCATGGCATTATCATGGTTTCTAGGGAGAAGGATGGTGGGACGGAGTATTTCCATGCCGTTATTGGGAATCAGTTTGCTATTAAGGGGATGATTGAGGCTTATATTGATGGAGAGTTTGAGCCAGAGATAGAGATTGAATTTGAGGATGATGAGGATAACTAACCCCTTGACTGGTTAGTTAGGTGTGAGTAGCAATAACAACGATCATGCCCTCCCTTTCATTTGCACAAGCTAAAGTTCTTTTAGCTCCCTATTTCACATCACAGGGGCCTACTGATCCTGCTGTGGGGGCGGCAATTAACTTTGTTAACGAGAGGTTTATTTCTTCTGGGCAATGGAAGGGGAATCGGTTTATTAAAACATTCTCTGTGGGGGAAGATTCTGAAGGGAATTATTACTTTGATACGGAACCCGGCGTGGAGAGTGTGATGAGGGCAATTGCCGTGGATTACTCGCAAGGGAGTCCACAGGGAGAGATTGTCGAGATCATGGGGGATTGGTATCCATTTAATGATGCTGGACTTGGGTTTATTCCCCCTAACTATGCTGGTGACACGCAGATCATTCGGCAGGGGCAAACGACCGCCACATATGCTTTGGTTAGTGGAACTGGATCAATTGGGGATGGTCTTTATTCTTTGTTTTATTCTGAAGGAGATCCAACGCAACCTTATTGGCAGAATCAAAATGGAACTACGATTGAATCAAACAGCCCCGGATGGAGAATAAAGAATGGTGATCTACTTGAGATTACATCTTTGTCTGGAGATTATCCAACAACTTCCCCTTGGGATTGCATTTGGCCCACTGGCGTGAGTGTTGTTGAAAGCAAACAGCTTTCAGACACGCAACGCTATCGCATCATTGGCAAAGTTCCAGAGACACGCACGATGTATTGTATCGTGAAGAGAGGGTATGTGCCATTGGTTAAGAACACTGACCAGCTTGTTCCTTCTAACCGCAATGCCTATCGTTATGGCATACAGGCATTTAACTACGAGAATATAAACGAACTGGAGAGGGCACAAGTCTATTGGCAGTTGGCTTATCAGAGCTTAAACGAGGAAGCGGCTTCCTTTGAAGAGGGAAGTGCTGATCAAGTGGATATTCAAACCAAGGCATTCTCGCCTTCGCTGATTCAAAACCTAATCTGATATGGCTATTGAAGACCCAAACAGAAATCCATTTTTAGGGATCTACAAGAAGCCACAAGGTGGACAAGCAAATAATGCCGGGATGGGACAGCCGCAGGATTTCCTTTCTTCGGAGGAAGTTATTGGAAGGCCAGATGCCCAGAATACTGCACAGAGGAGCAAGAGCGTGGCGAGTGGAATGAAGGATGCATATGATGCAGTTCAAAAAGCAAAGGACTTGGTTCCTAGAACACCACAGCAAGAATTATCTGATTTTGACAAACAAAAGCAAGATGCATTTAAGAAGTATGGTAACATTCGAAAGAATCCTTTTTCTGGAGAAAAAGGAATGGCGTTTGATGCGGCAATGGGAAAAAGAGAGCTTACCGAAAAATTACAAGGAATTGTAAATACAAATTTTGCAGAGTTCCAAGCAGTTTCAGAAATACTTGATAGGAAGGAAAATCCTCAAAAGTATACAAAGATGGGTGCAATGGATCCCGGTTTAGGCGGAATAGAGCTTATGAAGTGGGGTGGTGGTGGCGTTGGAAAAGGTCAACACGCATCAACTTCAAAAATAAGCCATGAATATGATTTGTTTAAGCCAATGAAACCGGGTGGAGCGGCCCCTTGGGTTGGATTCTCATCTAAAGAATCTACAACCCCAAGACTTGACGCAATGCAAGCAAGGCAAGGACAGCCAATTGCGACTCCAACGCCAAGACTTGATGCAATGAAGGCAATGAATGAAACAAGTAAACCAAATGCACTGGTTCCCGGCACTGACTTTTCTGGACGCACAATTCAAGAAAAACCAAAATATGGAAATGGTGTATATGCACCAGAATACATGGACATTTATAACTCTTTTTAAATATGGACGAAGAACAGAGCAATTCACCTTACGCTGGAAGTTATTCTCCATATCAACCAATTGGAAGGGAGATTGGATCTCCTGTTAGTTCTTGGTCACAAATTGAAGGAGAGGCCAAATTAGACAGAGAACATCAATTTGATTTGATGGCTATTGAAGTTGCCAAAAAGAATGGTTGGAAGGTTAAAGATGCTCGTGATCTTATTGCAAAGAAGTGGGAGGCACAGCAATCCCATAAAAAGGCAGACCTTGAGGATCAGATCAAGCAGGCAACTTGGGATGATGATTATGGCAAGATGAGGCAGGAGATTGCCCAAGTTAATACTAAAAACCTTAACGCTCAAGAACGCATAGATGATATTGCACAAAAGTATTCTTATCTTGCTGGTGCAAACGATGAGAAGATTGCCAAGGGGTATGATCTTGCCGTGACTTCTGCAACCAAGAGCCATCAGTCATATAGGGCTGGAATACAGAAATATCTACCAAGGGGTGTTGGCGTAGATGAGGTTGGAACTATGGAGGGAGAACCAGATTGGACTTATGTTAGACAGCTTGGAACTGCAAATGCCCAGCAATTGTCTGATATAAGGGAGCAAAGGGCATCTAAATTGGCTAGAGAGAAGGCACAGCTTGAATTAGAGGCTTATGAGAAGAAGCAGGGGATTAAGTTGTCTCCAGAAGCCATTGCGGCAAGGGTGCAGGAAAAGGTGGACATCGCAAAAGGAGTTCAGCCATACAAAACTGCACCAAGTATTCTTTTTTCGGCTGGTCAGATTCCAACGCAAACAACTGGAACTCCAATGGCTACACAGCCAGCAAAGGAACCAGTTCCATCGCCAACTCCTTCTGCCGCTCCAACAACAAAATCAATGCCAGCGACAAAAGACGATGTGATGGGATACAGGAGGAAGAATCCAAACGCCACTAAAGAAGAAATCGTGGACATGATGACCAAAGACGGCTATGCCTTTTAATCAACTATGGGCGTTATTGATGAAGCATTTGCAGAGAACATTTCTACAAACCGAAGTGTTGTTGATGATGCTTTTTCGGAGGACTTGTCTCCCAAAGGAAATGTTATTGATGAAGCATTTGCAGAAAATTTATCAGATACACTAAAAGGAGGTGAAACACAAAATGAAGAAGTCATCAATCAGCCACAAACCAACTTGGAAGGCAATGCACCACGAGAAGGCGACCAACAAGAGCAACCTTCCTCTGAAGCAGGGATACGCACCAAACAAGTGCGGTTGCCAGAGCTTAAAAGGCAAGAACAGCGTGTCGGGGACATCAACGCCAGTGGGCAAGTAAAAGGAGGTGAATTATCAAGTGAAGAA